GCAAGTAAAAAAGCTTTTGAAATGACAGTTGAAGCCGTACTAAGTGATATAAAGACTAGCGCAGTAGTTCCAAAAGAAACTAGTATGTTAGAAGATAGCGGTTTTGTTGATGATTCACAAATTGAAAATATGGTTGCATCCATAGTATTTGATACTCCATATGCCAGGCGTTTATATTGGCATCCTGAGTATAAGTTTAGGACAGATAAAAATATAAATGCACAAGGTAAATGGATGCAAGTCTATATTGATGGGGAGAAAAAGAACTTTATTAATGAAACATACATGAGGTTATTCAAGATGCTCTCTAAAGGAGTGATTAAGTAGTGTTACTAAGTGAAGTAAGAGATTATCTAAAAACAAAAATAGAGTGCCCTCAGTGGTATTCTGGAAAGCTTGATGGAACAAAGGAACAATGTATAGGAATATATAGTGTAAAAGGACCTACTCCTAATATAGCCTTAGGTGGATTAGCTAATACAAGCTATTCTACTAAGGCTATTTCTATATTAGTACATTGGGGCAAAAATTCCGATGTAGCAGAAAGAAAGGCACAAGAAGTATATAATACTTTGTTTGGCCAAGATGCAAATATAAGTGGTAAGAGAGTAATTAAATTTGACATGAGAACATCAGAACCAATAGGCGTTGGAACTGATAGTAATGGAATCTATGAATATGTAATAGAAACAGTAATTTATTTTGAAAGGTGATGTTTGAAAATGAACACTTTAACTTTTGGAGAAGCAATTGAAGCTTTAAAAAGTGGGTACAAAGTATGTAGAAAAGGTTGGAATGGTAAAGGTATGTATATTGAATATTGCAAGGACAAAGACCATGATTTTTCAATAATTGAGCCATTCCTATTAATCAAAAATGTTAAAAATTCATTTAATACATGGGTTCCAAGCATAAGTGATTTAATGGCTGAAGATTGGGAAGTAGTAGAATAATTTATTTTGAAAGGTAGGTAATAGCATGGAAACAGGAGTATACCCAGTTTACAAAACAAAGTTTAAAGTTGGTACAGCTGGTAGAGCAAGCACTGATTCAGAAATGGTAACTATAGCAGATATGGAAACATTCTCTATGTCCATTGATGGTAAAACAGAAAAATGGACACCTATGACAACCGATGGATGGGAAAGAGCATTAATGACAGGTAAGGCATTTTCTATATCTCTTAAAGGTAAGAGAAATATAGGAGATGAGGGGAATGATTATGTTGCTAATACAACTTTTAAGGATGGACTTGATTGTTCGACTAAAGGAGAAGTTGAATTCCCAGATGGGGCTAAATTAGCATTTGATTGTGTACTAGATGTTAAAAATAACGGTGGTGGAGATTCTACCAATGTTGCACCTTTAGAATTTGATATGATAGGTGATGGAAAACCAGTTTATACAGCAGCAATATAGGAAGGGGGATTTATAAATGGCAAGAGTATATGATATAGTAGATAAAATTACAAATGGAAATGCAAAACCAACTATAAAAATTGATGCAGATCACGAATATACAATAAATAATAGTAAAAATACAGGTGTAGTTATTAAAGCCTTATCTGAGGATAAGCAGGCAGAAGATTTTGAAAGAATGGATAAAATAATTCAAGCAGCACTTGGAAAAGAAGCATTGGATTATATAAATAGTTTAGAGTTAGCAATGCCAAATTATAATACAATAGTGAATGTAATTATGGCTGCAATATCTGATATAAGTTTAGAAGAGATGGAAGAACTAGCTAAGAAAGAGGCTAAGAAGTTTCGCAAATAAATGGTATGACTTATTTGATGATTGGGATTTAATAGAAGCATCTTTCGCAATGCAATATAATATAAGACTTAGGGAAGAAGATAATATGTCTTGGGGCGAGTTTTGTTCCCTTCTTAAAGGCATAATGCCTAAAACACCACTTGGGCAAATAGTTTCTATAAGGGCAGAAGAAGACAAGGATATTCTTAAAAACTTTACAGAGGATCAGCATCAAATCAGAAATGATTGGAGAAACAAAATTAGTGAAGTTGAATCAATGACAGATGAAGAAAAAGAAGAGAAAATAAAAGAAGTACAAAATATATTTGCAAAAGCTTTTGGTAGCACTTAGAGAAATCTAGGTGCTTTTTATTTATGCAGAAAGGAGGAATTTTATGAGTGATAGCGTTGGTAAGATTACGTTAGACTTAGAGGTTACAAGCGACTTAAGCAAACAGATAAGTGCAATGAGTAATATAATGGGTAAAAATCTTAAGGAATCTATGAATGGCGCAACCAAGACTATGTTTGACGGCATGAATAAAAGTATGGATAACAGTATGAAATCTGTAACTAGTTCTCTTAAAAGTGGATTAAGTAAGATGAAAGAAACAATTAGTAATACTTTGGATGGTGCATTTGCTGCAGCTAAAACTATTAAGTTACCTACAGTTAAATTTCCCAAAATAGATATGGCAAAGCCAGTAACTAATAATGCTATAAGTCAACCTGCAACTAGAGGGCCACCAATATTTAATAGTGAAGCTATAAAGGCTGAAATGGATAACGTTTCTAGAACCTTAGATAATACTAATGCTAAGATAGAACAACAGCAAACTAAATTAGCAGGGTTAAAAGAGTCTTATGCTACTACATTTAATGACAATAGGAAAAATGCTATCCAAGAAAAGATACTTAAAACAGAATCTGCAATAAATAGTTTAATAAATAAATCTGATAAATTAGGGTTTAAATTAGCTGATTTAGATGCAAAATTTGCTAGTGCAGGTACCAGAGCATCAGAAGCCTCAAGTAAAATTAATAGCTTATCAAACAAGACTAATAATTTTACTAGCAAGGCAAATGGATCTGTAAGTGTATTTAAGAAACTTCAAAATTTATTTGGAGGATTAGAATCAAGTGCCAAATCATGTGACAATAGTTTTAATGGGATGCAACATGGATTAGCAATGGTTACAAGACAGTTTCTTACATGGATGGTTATACTACCTATTATCATGAAAGGACTTAGTGCTATGGCATCAGGTCTTTTAGCTGATTTAAATACTAATCAAGAGTTTGTAAATTCTTTAACTCAGATAAAAACTAATTTAATGGTTGCATTTACTCCGATTTTTTATGCGATATTACCAGCAATTAATGCTTTTATGAGTGCCCTTGCTACTGTAACAGCTTATATTGCTAGCTTTATTAGTTCTATATTTGGCAAAACATATCAAGAAAGTTTTCAAGCAACTAAAGGCCTTATAGGTGCTAAAGATGCAATGGGTGCTTATGGAGATAGCGCAAAAAAAGCTGCTAAAGATGCACAAGGTGCATTAATGGGGTTTGATGAAATTAATCAATTAGATACAAGTAAAAGTGATGGCGCTGCTAGTGGTGGAGCATCTAAAGTTCCAGAATTAGTACAACCAAGTCTTGATACATCAGTAATGGATAGTCAAATGCAAGCAATGGTTGATAAAATCAAAGGAATACTAAGTACTGTATTCCAACCATTTAAAGATGCTTGGGCAGCTGAAGGTCAAAACACAATGAATGCTTTTAAATTGGCTCTAGATAATATATGGGATTTAATAAAGGCTATAGGGCAAAGCTTTTTAACAGTATGGACTAATGGGACTGGGACAACTATTTTAATATTAATACATCAAATATTGCAAAACATTTTAAATATTATTGGTAGTATAGCAAATGCATTTACTATAGCATGGACTACTAATGATATAGGAACACTACTGATTCAGACCATATCTGATATGTTAATTAATATATTAACAGTAATAAAAGATATCGGAGATAGCTTCTTACAAGTTTGGAATAATGGCACTGGTGTTATTATATGTACAACAATACTTCAAATCCTAACTAATATGTTTGGTATTGTTTCGGATATAGCAGGAACATTTGCTACAGCATGGGAAAGCGGAAGTATAGGAACTCAAATAATACAGGGTATTGCAAACACAATATCAAACTTATTACTTCTTATAGAAAAGATAGGAGAGTCACTTAGAAATGCTTTTGAAGTCGTAGGACAAGAAGTTTCTAATACATTTATGCAAGTACTGAATGCAACTATAGGAGTATTAGAAAATTTAACTCAGGCATTCATATATGTTTGGGATAATGGG